TTTTCCGGTCATTCCTGCCATCTGCACCTGCGTAAGATTCAATTCTTTTGCAGCTTTTTTCAATTTTTCTGAAAAATTCATTGCCTTATTACTCACTTTCTGCTACGATGTAGCTGGTTTGTTTGTGTGTCCCATGGGAACTGGTCCTTCCTGTGGGACTTTTTCTTTTTATACCGCTTCTTCTTTTTTAAGGTACTTATTCAGAAAATACTGCTGGCCTTTCCCAGTTACCTTTGTAGTTTTGGTCATCCGCACGCTGCCGTCCGGATTGGAAATCACGGTTTCTTTGATCTGAAATAGACCGTCCGCTACATATCGCTGCGTCGGCATGTTCCGACTGGATCCAGTCTTCATGAGGTACCCTTCGTTGCGGAGCTGTTCGAACAATCTTTTCTGTCCGGTATCTACGCCATTCTGACGCAGGAGCTTCGCGAGGTCGCCGATCAGGATGGAGCTGGTGCTTGCGCTCACCGCGTCCGCAAAGATTTCCTTCGGCTTCATACGCTCGACATCTTCCAGCAGACCGGCGTTGCTCTCTTTCAGCTTCTCGATCTTCTGATCTGCCATTTTCAAGGCACGGGCGAAAATCTGCTCCGGGGTGTTCCAAGCTTTCTCTAAATCAATGAAATACTGACGGTACTGCTTGCCTTTCTCAGACCGCTGGATCATGCAGATCTGTTTTGCCATGTCCACGGAAATCTGATAGTCAATAGCTGGCCTGCCACCTGTTTCCGAGGTTTTACTCATTTTTGAGTAAAAGTCTTTTCCACTTTCGAAACCATATTCTGTCATCCGAGAAAACCAATCATTAAATCTTGTATTGATTTCTAATCCGTTATGCAGATCTCTTGCCGACACGGTCGGTTGCTCCGTGTCGTAATTAATAGGAATCAACATTTTCTCCATGTAATTTACCTTCCTTCTTTATTATTGTGTTGAGTTTTTCTCAACTTTGTGAGTAAAAAAATAAGCATGAATATCCGATTCTGGAATGTCGAGCACAGAAATCGCATGTTCCATTTCTTCCTGTCCCCAGTCAACCACATTGTTGAGCTTATTGCTCACAGACACTTCAGAAATTCCCAATCGTTTTGAAAATTCTGCTTGAGTGCCAAATTTTTCCTTTATCCTTCCTCTTAATTTTCTGTAATCATAAGAGTGTGGCATTCGCTTTCCTCCTTTCTGGTTGAGTTTTTCTCAACTGTATTTAGGATAGCACCGCGGAGATCGTGTGTCAATATGTTTTTTAAGTTTTTCTCAATTTTTATAAAAATATATTGATATTTTCTCAACCTTGCTTTATAATTCGTTTTAAAGAACTCTTTAAGAAACGGAGGGATACATTTTGAAAAAAGCAGAAATAAAAGAGCGTATTAAGCTTGCTCTTGAACTACGCGAATTGACGCAATCAGAATTGGCTGAAAAGGCACATATCGATAAAGGGCAACTCAGTTCCTATTTATCTGGAAAGTACAAACCGCGTCAAAACAATATTGACGCTCTTTCTATCGCCCTTGATGTAAACGAAGCTTGGCTGATGGGTTTTGATGTTCCAATGGAGCGGCAAAGTTCCGTTATTTCTTCCAATAAGCTCTACTGCAACACCGAAAAAGAGAAATCTTTGCTCCAGTCATACCGGAAACTGAATCCGTCGAATCAGGATAAAGGACTTTCCTATATAGAAAATCTTTTAACTACACAACGCATGGAAGATGAAGTATTTCTGAATGCAGCCCATGACTTTGGTGCCACCCCAGAGCAAAAGAAACATGCTGATGATATTATGCAAGATGATAGTGAATGGGAGTGATTTTGTGACTTATGAAGAACTCTTGATCCTATCAGAATCTGAAAATCTGATAGTAAAAGAAAAAAATATACCTGGCTATGGCGGCAGAGTTTATAAAAACAGGATCGCAATCAACCGTTCCTTACGTACACAGGCAGAAAAGTCCTGCGTCCTCGCCGAAGAACTGGGACATCATTACACAAACTACGGTGATATTATGGATCAGGATATTGTTCAGAACAGAAAACAGGAACTCCGTGCCCGTCTCCGCGGCTATGACATGCAGATCGGTCTGATCGGCATCGTTGAATGCTATAAGCATCACTGCCGCTCTGTCTATGAGATGGCAGAATATCTGCAGGTGACCGAAGAATACTTAAAAGAAGCTCTGGAATGCTACAACAGAAAATACGGGGAAAACCTTGTTACAATAGATAACTATGCAATCCGGTTCGTTCCATCTTTACAAGTAATGGAATTTTGGAAATAGATTTTTAAGTGTAATTTTTCGATATTTTATACGTATATAATTGGGATATTATATCCTAAAAATATATTCTACAAAAGAAAAAGGAGGAATCATCATGGCATTAATCAAATGTCCTGAATGCGGCAAAGAATTTTCTGATACAGCTACCACTTGTCCGCATTGTGGCTATTCGCCAAAAACAATTGAATATGGAACGGAACTTGGAAAAGGTATTAAAGAAGGGCTGAAGGGTTTAAATACTGTAGCAAGTCCAAAAAAGAAATCAACTTGTATCAAACTTACCCTCATTCCGTTCGTTGCAATGATCGTAATGATTATTGGCGGTGAATCGAATATTGATTTTCTTATCGGGCTTGGCGGATTTTTTGCTTTATTATCCGGTGCATGTAATTTTTATGTTGGAAAATTTAAAAAGGGACTTTTGTTCTCAATTACTTGTGGTGGATTTTTGATTGGTGCTATTTTAGATCTTTTCAGATTGCTTGTTACCAATAATTTCAAAGATTCAAACAATTTCCCAGTAATTTATTAAAAAGAAAAACCGCCCCGGTGCGCCAACACCAGGACGGCAGTTGAAATTGATCATCCAGAAAATGGACAATCACCCGGATATATAATACCATTTTCTGGACACCAGAACAACCAAAAAGTTTGTTCGGTGTTATTTTTGTACCCTTTTTTGCCTATTTTCAGGCGTAAACTATCAAAAATACAAAGGAGGATGGCTATTATGGCTGAGGGAGTTAGAAAACGAGGAAAAACATGGTCTTACTATTTTGACACTGCAAAGATAAACGGTGAGAGAAAGAAAATTGAGAAAGGCGGTTTTCGGACGCAAAAGGAGGCTTTAGATGCCCGCGCGGCCGCAATTGCGCAGTATAATAATGTCGGTCGAACATTTTCTCCAAAAGAAATCAGCGTTTCCGATTATCTTGACTATTGGTTAGAGACTGCAATCAAAAAGAATATTGATCACGGATACAGCTATAATACATACCGCGACTACGAATCCAAAATACGTTTACATTTAAAGCCAGCGTTCGGCATGTACAAATTAAGCAGCTTTCAATATGCTCCGGACAAAGTTCAGGAATGGGTTGACAACATGAAATTAAAAGGATTGTCAAAGCGTATGATTCAAAATACTTTGACCTGCCTGCAGGGTGCACTGAACTATGCGATTATACCGCTGAAATACATCCAGGCAAATCCATGCATTCCTGTTAGGGTAGGCAAAATGCCAATAGATCCGGATGCCAAAGCTCACGCAGAATATGTATGCCCTGTTGAAGAATTCGAACGAATCCTGCAGCGTTTTCCACCCGAAAACTATTTTCATCTTTCCCTGGTAGTTCCATACAACTGCGGAACCCGAATAAGCGAAACATTTGCAATTGACCTAAACGAAGACGTAGATTTCCAGAAACATGAACTGCATATCAGAGGACAGTGGCAAAAAAGGAATAAGACCTGGTACATAAAGCCACCAAAATATGACTCCTATCGTACAATCAAAATGGGAGAAACTCTGGAGCAGGCATTGAAGTACGGCATACATCAAAGAAAATTAAACAAATTGAAATATGGCGGCGCGTATTTGAACACTTATGTCATGCCGGATAATTCCATAACTCAAATCAGGGCAGATATCCAGGTTGCTTATAAGGAAATCACCCCTCTGTGTGTCAAGGATACTGGCGAACTACTTACGCCGGACTCTTTCAAGTATTGTGCCCGGGTTGTTCATTACGAGCTTGGCAATGTATTGTTTCACTCGCACTGTCTGCGGCATACGCATGGCACTATTCTGGCCGAGGCCGGTGTGAACCCCAAAACAGTTATGGAACGGCTGGGACATAAAGATATCACAACGACATTGCAGACATACACATTCAACACAGAGCTGATGCAGCAAACGGCAGTTGATGTATTCGAGAATGCGATTCACAAAAAAGCATAGTAAAAAAGCGGTTGAACATCTCATTTTAGTTCAGAGTGTTCAGCCGCTTTTCTTGAAAATCGGTCTATTTTATTTTTGCGGGTGGCAAATGGGTGGCAAATCGACTGAACTTCCGCATTTCAAGTCAGCAAACCAGCTTATTTCCTAGAAAGTAGACACACAGTTTCAACGTGGCACGTTCCCGGAAACATATCAACACAGCAGACTTTTTCTACACGGTATCCATATTTTGCAAACTCTACCAGATCCCGCGCAAGAGAAGTCGGCTTGCAGGAGATGTAAAGCATTTTTTCACACCTATATAAATCAACTATCTTCGGCAGAGCCTTCGGATGGATTCCTTCGCGCGGTGGATCAAGAACGATGAAGTCCGGTTTTTCTTCGATTTCATCGATCACCTTCAGCACGTCTCCGGCGAGGAAACTGCAGTTGGTAAGGCCGTTTGCCTCTGCGTTCTCTTTTGCAGCTGTAACAGCTTCTTCCACGATTTCCACGCCGATCACTTCTTTTGCGACCGGTGCAAGGATCTGGGCGATGGTTCCGGTTCCGCTGTAGAGGTCGAAGATCGTGCGGTCTTTCGTCTCGCCGACGAACTCGCGGGCGGTGCTGTAGAGAACTTCCGCGCCAAGGGAATTGGTCTGGAAGAAGGAGAACGGGGTGATCTTGAATTTCAGTCCGAGGAGTTCTTCATAGAAGTAGTCCTGTCCGTAGAGCACTTTTGTCTCATCGCTCTTTACAATATCTGCCAGGGAATCATTTATGATATGGAGGAATCCGACAACCTTTCCTTCCAGCGGCAGACCAAGCACTTCCTGCACGAGCGGCATCAGATCCCACTCTTCCTGGCTTGTGGTGACGAGATTTACCAGGATTTCTCCGGTATTCTCGGCTCTTCGCACCAGCAGGTGGCGCAGGTAACCCTCGTGGCTTATCTTGTGGTAGTAACTTGCGTTCCGCTCTTTAAAGTACGCCAGCACGCAGGTCAGAATCTTTGTGAAATCCTCATGTACGATTTTGCAGTCGCACGCGGTCAGGACATCGTAGGTGCTTCCCTTTTTATGAAGTCCGAGAGACAACGGGCCGTCCTTGTATTCATCGCCGAAGGAAAACTCCATTTTATTCCGGTATGCAAACTCCTTCGGACTTCCCTTGATTCCAAGGAACGGATAATCGGCCTCCCCCGCCTCATTGACCTGGCCGGCCTCCACGAGGGCATCGTCGAGCAGTTTTTTCACCTGACCGGCCTTCATTGCAAGCTGATCCTCATAACTCATCGTCTGGTACATGCATCCGCCGCAGGACGGGAAAATACTGCAGACCGGATCGCGCTTTTCCATCGGGGATTTTTCTGTTACTTCGAGCAGGCGGCCCTCCATGCGGTTCTTTCTTTTTTTGTTGATCTGAAAGCGGATCTTCTGTCCCGGAATTGCATTTTTCACGGTAACCGTCTCGCCCTCCACATGTACACGTCCTTTATTCGGGAAATCGATTCTTTCCACGACTCCCTCGTAAATTTCTCCTTTTTTCATTCTCTTCTCCTTCTATGTCAAACTGATTTCCGGACAGAAAAACTCCGGTACCACGTTCCGGCACCGGAGTTTCTTTTTTCCATCCTACTTATCTTCGTCTTCATCCTCGAAGTAATCGTCGAAATCGTCATCGAAATCATCTTCGAAGTCTTCCAGATAATCCGGAGTTACAAACCGGTATACTGCGTATGCGATTCCTGCAACTGCCGCTACCGCTCCGACAATGGCAAGGACCCATAAAATCACGTTTTTCGGTTTTTCGCTCTCACGTTCTCTCTGTTTTAAAAGCTCTAATACTTCATCAATCTTATTCATACTGTCCACCAACCTTTGCTTTAGATTAGAAACTTAACTTAACGATAGTATACCATACGAGCCGCAATTTTACCACAATTTCCGCTCTTTTTTATAAATCTTTTCGTTTCAACTTACAGTCGGTATTTTCACGGAGTCTGACATGTCGAGAATAGTTCGACTGTGACTTTCCTCATGTCAGTGGAGGATACCGATTTCTCTCCGCCTACACTGCCGTTATGTTTCTTTTAACAATTCATCCCACCGCTTTAGAAGCGGGGGACTTCTT